AATATAGTTCGTGAGCAGGTGCAGAGCGCGAGTGCAAGTATATCAAATTTAGCAATAGCAAACGCAAAGGCGGCAGCCGCTTCACCATTAACAGCAGGGCAACCATTCGTTACAATCAATACCGCTTCAACTATTGCTGGTATAGCAGGTTCGGCAATCGGAGCAGGTAAAGCAATAAAAGATATACTTTCTGTAAAGTAAAAGCGCAAGCGGTAGTTCAGCACCAAGTGGAGGCGGTGGGGGTTCGTCTGTACCAAGTGCGCCAAGTTTTAATTTAGTAGCAGGAACAGGAACAAATCAAATCGCACAAGGTTTGGCAAGCGGTCAATCGCAACCAATACAAGCGTTTGTTGTAAGTGGTGCAGTTACTACAGGGCAAGCATTAGATAGAAATATTATAACCGATGCATCAATTTAATTAATCGAAGTGTAACAAAAACAAAATTATTTTGTTTAATATAAAACAAGTATATAAAAATGAAAGCAGAAGAAATAAAATTAGCGTTCCAAAAGGTAAATGAAACAAAGATTGAGTTAGCTTTAACAGACGATGTTAGTGCTTTATTAAGACAGGCGTTCGATAGTAGTTCAAAAGGTGCTGATTTAGTAAAACAAGCAAACGCACAATTTTCAGCATCAGTTAGATTTGCTCAAAGTGCAGAAATGCAAGCTAAAGAGGGCGAGGATAAGGCAAAGTTTTTAGGAATTGATGCATCAAAATTTACTGCATTAAAAAAAGAGGCTACGGACTATGTTAAATTAGCAAGCCAAAATGTAAAGAAATATTCTTAAATGAAAACATATTTAGCAAAATTTAACCCAAAAGTAAACAAAGGTGTTTACGGAATTTCTTTAGTAGAAAATCCAGCAATGGAGGGAACATTTATTGCGTTATCAAAACCTACTGAAATATTATTCAAAGAAGTAGATACTGAACAGAGATTGCTTTTAGGGTTAGTATTAGAACCTAATAAACCAATTTACAGAAACCAAGACGGAGAGGAATTTAATATTGTTTTTGATGAGCAAACTATTAAAGATTTATCACATAATTTCTTTACAAGTTTTTCACAAGCAAATAGCACAATAGAACACGAAAATAAAATTGAGGGCGTAACATTTGTTGAAAGTTGGATTGTTGAAAATCCCGACAAAGATAAAAGTTCAAACTTTGGTTTTAGTTATCCTAAAGGCAGTTGGTTAGCTACAATGAAAGTAGATAGCGACGAAATTTGGCAGGGTTACGTAAAAACAGGTAAGGTAAAAGGCTTTTCAATAGATGCCTTATTATCACTTGAAGAAGTAAATTTAAAATCAAATATAGAAATGAGTAAAACAGATAGTTTATTAGAACGTATCTTATTGGCTTTAACGCCTAAGAAAGTCGAGATTAAACTTGGTAAATTAAAAGTCAAAGATAGTGATTTGTTTATTGAGTTTGAGGGAGAAATGGCAACAATCGGAGCGTCACTTTGGATGACTGCAGACGATGGTACACGTGTACCAGTTCCAGTTGGTGAGTACATTATTGACGAAACAGGAATGACTTACGTAGTAGAAGAAGAAGGAGTTTTAGCACGTCTTTTAGAAGCACCAAAAGAAGAGGAGGAAATGCCTGCTGAAATGGCTACAGAGAATGATGGTAAAGTTTCAAACGATGCTAAAATTGCAAGTGAAATTGAAAGCGCAATTAAATCTATTTTAATTAAGTATTCAGAAATGGAAACTAAATTAGAAAATGTACAGACTGAACTTAAAGTAGCACAAGAACAAATCTTTGAATTAGGTTCACAACCTGCTTCAAAAGGAATTAAACAAACCGAAGTAACTTTAAAGTCAAGCGGTAACTTAACGGAATTTATTAATAACAAATTAAACAAATAAATAAAAGATGGCAACAACATTGAATATCGATACTAATTTCGTCGGAAACGTAGCAGGCGAATACGTAGGAAAAATGATTAAAGAAGCGAACACTGTTTCGCAAGGTTTGGTTACTATTTTGCCAAACGTAGTAAGTACTACTTTTTTACGTAAAGTAGAAACGGCAGAGGGTTTTGTTGATTACGTTTGTGGGTTCAATCCAACAGGCTCAATTACTTTATCTGAGTACCCTATTACACCAAAAAAAATCAAATGGGAATCTGAACTTTGCAAAGAAGATTTCAGACAGTTGTGGACTGCTCAAGAGATGGGATTTTCAGCTCACAACGATACATTACCAGCAACAGAACAAGCGGCTATTTTAGACCAAATGGGTAAAGTAATCGCAAGAAAAGTTGATGTAGATATTTGGAATGGTGTAGTTGCTAATGATGGAGATTTAGGCGGTTTAATTCCTCAATTAGTAGCAGATGCGACTGTAATTGACGTAGTTGGTACGGCTATCACAAGTGCAAACGTAGAAGCGGAATTAGGTAAATTTGTTGATGCAGTTCCTGATGAAGTTATTGGTGCGCCTGACTTAGTTTTAGGAGTTTCAACAAACGTATTAAGAGCGTTGAAAAAAGTACAAGGTTCGTTCGCGCGTTCTAATGGAACTTTCACAAATCCAAGTGAATTTGATTTTAATGGATATACTTTAACAGAGGTTAAAGCATTGCCATCTAACACAATGGTAGGTTATGCAAAATCTAACGTTACTTTTGTTACAGGTTTATTAGCAGACCATAACGAAATTAGAGTTAAAGACATGGACGAGTCAGATTTAAGCGGTCAAATTAGAATGAAAGTAGTACTTACAGGTGCTATTGGGTACGCTTACGGAGCTGAAATTGTACTTTACAAAACGGCATAATACTAACATAACCGCTCATTAATTTGGGCGGTTTTTAATACATTTATAATTATGGCAGTATGTGATATAACGGCAGGACGTTTAAGAGCGTGTAAACAAAATATAGGAGGTGTAGGGCGTTTGTTATTATTTAATAATTTATCAAATCCTTTCACTATTACGGCAGGAGTTATTACGGCAATTAATCCATTATTAACTCAAGTTTACGAATATGAAATTGAGGGCGATGGTAATAATATTGCAGAGAGTTTATTATCTGATAGAAATACAGGTACTTCGGTAAATACTCAAACTTCAACTATTTCGTTAAAGAAAATTGATGCGGTAACTTCGCAACAATTAAACACTTTGGCTTATGGTTTTCCAATGATGGTTGTAATTGACAGAAATGGTTTAGGTCACGCAATTGGAATTGATGATGGAATTGATTTTACGGTAGCACAAAATACAGGTGGAGCAAAAACAGAAATGAACGGATATACTTTAACAGGTGTTTCAACTACAGGAAGTTTGTCACCAAAATTCAATGCTGAAACTTTAGCTGATTTTATAGCTTTACTTTAATATTTTTTGAATTAGTTTAAAACCCGATTGTAACAAAATCGGGTTTTTTTAGTTATATAAATATGAAATATGTTAACGCAAACGATACTACGCATACTATAAAATTAATACTTCGAAGTGAAATTTCGGATATTAGTTTATTATTATATAATGAATTTACACAAGTTAATGAGAATATCGGGAAAGAGGTTAGTTCAACAAATGGGATTTCTACACTTACTTTTGATTATGATTTTAAAGTTGGTGATAATTATCAGTTTAAATTAATTGATTTTAGCAATGGTTTTGTTGTTTACAGAGGAAAAATAAAAGCGATATAATGGCACAAGATATAAGATTGATACAATTAAATGGTTTTAACGCTCCGAAAGTAGAAGAGTTAAAGTCGAAAGGTTATGTATTGAACGGAAAAAATAACGAGTATTTTAAATACATAATCGATAGATATAATGGTAGTGTTACCAATGCAACTATTATTAATTCGTATATCGATTTGACTTATGGTAAAGGTATTGGAGCAAAAAACGCACGCACTAACCCTAAAGATTGGTTAAAGTTTAAAACTATTTTAAAAGACAAAGACATACGTAAAATGATTTCTGATTTTACGGTATTTAACGAATTTTCTTTTCAAGTAATTAAAGCTAAAAATAAAAAAGATTTAGGAAGTATTTTACATTTACCTAAAGAGCGTGTAGTTCCTGCAATTGAAAATAAAGACGAAGAAATAGAACAATACTTTTATAGCAGAGATTTTGCGGATTTGAATAAATATCCTGCAATGCCTTTTCCTGCTTATGGAACATCAAACAAAGATATTGAGGTTTACGTTGGGCGACCTTATAAAGTGGGAAAAACTTATTTTAGCGACCCTTTATATAAAGAGGGTTTCCCTTATTGCGAAATGGAACAAGAAATTGCAAACTATTGCGTTTCACACATCAAAAATGGTTTATCTTTTGGTTATATTATAAACATACCTGATGGTAAAGATTTAACACCAGAAGAAAAAGACGAAATAGAACGTAAGATTAAACAAAAATTAACAGGAAGTAGTAACGCTGGTAAATTTGTATTATCGTTCAATGGGCGTGACGCTGAGATAACCGTAACGTCTTTACAGGTTAATGATAGTCACAAACAATGGACTTTCTTAAGTGAAGAGAGTAGACAAAAAATTATGATGGCGCATAGAGTTGTTTCGCCTATGCTTTTTGGTATTAAAGATAATACAGGTTTCGGTAATAATGCGGATGAATTAGATACTGCAGAGGCGCAACTTGTTAAACGTGTTATTGCGCCACGACAAAACTTTATTTTAGATTGTATAAAAGAGGTTTTAGTTGATTATGGCATTAACTTAGATTTATATTTTAAACCTTTAACAGAAGAGGTTTCTGTATCAATGAGCGAACAAAAAGAAGATAATTTAGATAGTTTTATAGCTGATGAATTAATATCTTTAGGTGAAGATATTACAGACGAATGGGAATTAGTAGATAGTGAAGTAATTCAATTAGCAAGTACAGGAACTGCAATCCCAAACGCAAAAAGCACAATCGATGGTAAGAAGTTTAAAAGCCATTTTCTCCAAATCCTGCATTAACTACTTGCGAACTCATTTTATTTATGTCCTCTAAACGATAAAGTTTATTTGCACTAATCATTTTTTTACAAAATTCTCTACTATTTGAGTTGATTT